TTTCATTTCTTTTCCTCAAAGACTTTCATAAAATTTTCTTTCTGTTCTTTAGTGGGTCTTAAAATCACAGGGTTGTCTTTAGGATTCGCCCACAATGGAATAATATGTCCATCAGAACAGTTATTTCGATGAGCAACTGCTTGATGATATGATACAAAAACAGAATAAGAATCTGGTTGCATAACGGCCCATGCCATAGGCTCTCGTTCAATCATCATTTCTTTTCCCTGCAAAAAAAGTTTCGTTCCATACAAATCCTAACAAAAATCCAACAGATAGCATATTAATCAAAGGATCGCTCCAAACTAAAAGAGAACATATAAAAATAGCAGTGCTAAAATAGACTATTACTACTTTATGTATTATAGTCCAATCCATAATTACTTATTCTCCAAATCAGTTGGTCGATAACAACCGCCATATACTAGCATTGTTTTATCAGCACATTGTTCCCATAACACTTCTCGTTCTTTTAGTCTACGAATCTCTGCAATTAATTGTCCAACAACTTCATCACCAGGAGGAGGAAGCAAATGTCTACAAATATCCATGCGACCTATTTCATCTTGTTCCATTAGTTATTCTCCAATAGTTTCTTCTAACAGACTAATAGCCGTTTCTAAAAATAAATCATAATCGGCCAATCCCATAGTCTCATCATCAATAGTATTATCCCAACTAACAATAAAGTTTTTGATTCTATCCTTGAGTTCGTTAGTCATTATTTTTCTCCAAATAGTTATCAATAGTAGCCCCAAGAGGAATTGAACCCCTAATCACTTTTTAGAAGAAAGTTGTTATATCCGTTTAACTATGGGGCCAAATCAAAACTTAAAACGTTTTGGTGTATTGTATTATAGCGTCTACCTTATGGAATGTCAAGGAGTTAATCATGAATCTCAAACATCATTATACAAAAGAAGTATTATCAAAAATTTGTGCAGAATCTTATAGTTATAGACAATGTTTAGAAAAAATGAATATAGTTGCAGCAGGGGGTAACTATGCTTGTCTTAAAAAACATATTGAATTGCATAATATTGACATCTCTCATTTTACACTACAGGGTTGGAATAGAGGTAAAATAATTGGTCCTAAACGTCCAATAGAAGATTATCTTTCTAATAAAGCTGGAATACAAAGTTGGAAACTGAAACGTAGGCTCATAAAAGAAAATATTTTGGAACATAAATGCAATAATTGTAAACAAAAAACTTGGCTTAATCAACTTATTCCAATTGAGTTACATCATAAAGATGGTAATCATTTGAATAATGAACTGTCAAATTTAGAGTTATTGTGTCCTAATTGTCATGCTTTAACTGATAACTATCGTGCTAAAAATAAATAGGAGTAGTCGGATTCGAACCGACACTTTAAGGATTTTCTTACTACTATAGTTTTCACTACCATTTCTGTTTGTAGTCTGGACTTTATCTTAACCATAACTTTCGTTTTAGGTTCCTGCCGTTAAGTCTCTACACCTTCATATTTCTATGCTTGGCTCGGTATTAGCAGTTAAGCCTTCACCGAATTTGACAGGTTCTACATTAAAAGTTTCCTTTTATGCACTCAAATTGTATAAGTCCTTTGCCTCTGCCGTTGGGCTATACTCCCGTGTTCACTTCTTCATCATACCACTATCATCGGCTCTTGTCAAGTAGCTTCTTTAGTTCTTCTTCATTAGATCTTAATCTTTTTAGTTCATCTTTGGCATTTAAGACATTGAAATTAGTTATAGTCCAGTATCCTGTGCTAATAGAATTCTCGCAACATTCAATCAAATAGTCTATAGGGTTAGAGTCCTTGTTCATTTTTACTCCTACATGAATCACAAAGAGTGCTAATCCAACCATTTTCATTTGGACTTCCTCTGTCTCCACAAACTTCACAAATCTTATAACTCATAGCCTCTGCCATAGAAACTAATCCTTCAACATAATCATCCCCGCCACTAAAGTATATTCTAAGACCGCCAAATTTTTCTTTGATTTGATCGAACTTTACAGGAATACAATCGTTTTTGTATTCTGGTTCAGTTTTTTGTTTATATTTTGTCTGCCAAACAATATTATTTTCGTGATTCTTAATCATAAAACAAAGAGGAGAAATAATATCAAACCAACCATTTCCACATTCTATTCCCCATGCCATGCAACTATTTTTTATTCCAAGGTTTTTATTAGAAAAAAGTTCTGGATACTTTTCAAACAGTTGATTTTGTAGTTCTTGATCCATATTTTACTCCACATCATACCATTCTGGGAAAAGATCTAAATATAGTTCGCCAAATATTGGACAGTCAGTGTTTATCTGCAAATCCAATATTGGCAAACTTTGTTCACAATCGTTAGAATCAGTCATTACCACAACTTTTACGACAACAACTTCTAATGCCATTAAAGTCTAGATCAACTGAAGGATTAGTATCTTCAGCATAAGCATAGAATGAATCTGAATACTGATCTAACTTAAATGTCTGAGTAAATGTATCAAATAATTCAGCCTGTCTCCCCTCATGCAATACTCTGATACCAAAGAGTGTGCTAGCAATATCATCACGGTCTAGATCATGTTCTAATACTAATCTTGCTAGAAGGTTTAGTTCTTCAGCAATATCATTCATAGCAGTTATCTTGTCTTCAAGCTTAAAGCGGTCCATGTTGTCCTCTTTCTATTTCTTGTATTAAAGTTTCATAAAGTAAATCTGTCAAATCATCTTCTTTAATTAATTGTGGGTAATACATTCTAATGGTTTCAGAATAATCATTGTCAGGCACATATTTAGCTGGTGGACTGTAATCAACAGTCGGTATTGTGGAACTAATGATTATTAATGAACCTAACTTGATCATGTATAACGCCTAGAATATTCACCCTGTATATCACTAATAAAGTCGGGATTGTCAGTAGCATCTGGCCCAAGAATATATTCCTGCGGAACATGCTTGTAAACTCCCTTTTGCTTTGCCTCTTCCCAATCAAGACAACCAAATCTACTCCAATAAAGATACTTGAAACCCTCATAACTTTTAGTTTCCATAAGCATCTTCTCTACCAATATACAAAGCTTCTGCTTAGTTGACTGAGGAATTCTGGTTGAAAGCATATCATTAACTGTATTCTTGATATGTTCAAGGAATTCTACAGATACTTGCTTTCTTTTCTTATTTGCAATCTTCATATTATTCCTCCAAAGCTGACTCATTAATAGTTATACTAGGAAACCATTCCTTATCGTTAACCTTGAATTCATCAATACCCGCCTCATATTCTGATCCATTAGCAAAATCATAAACATACGCAACATCGCCGTGTATGTTAGGGTGTTTGTCAATATATTCTTTTATTTCGCCCCAAGTCATTGTTTTATTCCTCTATGTTGTTGATTGCTAAATATGGAGTCCAACCGTCTTGCAGTAATTCCGTTATTTCTGCTTCGTGTTCTTTTCCATCTTCGTAATCATATATTTTAACTTCTTCATCTAGTGTTTCTGTATCTTGATCTGCTATAAATTTCATCAGTTCTCGCCAAGTCATCATAACTCCTTTGCGATTGAACGTATTATACAGTATCGTCTTCCTTGTGTCAAGTACTTGAAGTTTCTTCTACCGGTTCTTCAAGGTCAACCCTAGATTTATAACTACTATAACGGTTAGGGTCGGCCATTCCACTGTCTATACGATTCTTTTTTGTTACGTAAAATCCACGATCATCCTTGCAGACTACTTCATCTGCATTAATTGAAATTGTTTTGTATTTTGATGGATCAACGATCATAGATGAATCGCTACCATATGGTGTTTTGGTTGTTACAATTGTGCCAGATTCATGCTGGCGGGCCTTAAATAGTTTTCTTGCCATTTTTATTATCCTTTGCTGCAAAAGTCATACAATTTAAATCAGTATCCCAATAAGTGTCAATTAAATCTTTAGAAGCCATTTTAGATAAATGAACCCCTAAAACCCAATCATTTACATCAGTAAATATCTTTTGTAAAAGCTTAGTATTTAATAAGTAATCTCCATCTCTTTCAATGGCGTGTTGTTTTATAATAGATACTATCTCACTTGGCTTTATAAAGCCAGTAAGTTGATCTAATGGTATTTCTCTATTTCTGGCAACGTCTTTGCCAATATGCTTTGCTGTCTTTTTTAAGTGTTTAATTCTAACTAGTGGGTCTTCCATTATGCACCTATCAAATTGTTAGTGTAACGAGATATTGCATTATCCTTCATCTTGAGTTCAAAGTCAAGATCAAAATCTAATCCATAAGTGTTAAAAGAATTATTTGCGTAATCAGCGTGTGCTCTTGGGTTATTACCGGGACGGCTTTCGCTGTAGTGGAACAGGGGTTTATAGTCGCCCCACGTTGCATAGCAAGCGTTTATAGCCTCTTCCTCTGATAAACCGTCTGGATGGCAGGCATGATGTAAGTAGTCGAATGTAATGGGTATGTTGGTTTTAGAATGGAATATAGAGGTAAGTTCACGTACACTCCAGCAATTTACTTTATCATCGTTTTCGATGACAAGCCTGCTACGGCAATTGGGATCAAGAAGATTAAAACTGTTAGTAAATCTAGATATAATAGACTCATAATCGCCCGTTTTGTTGTGTACGTGTAAATTCATGGGTGATCGGTAGTCTGCTGGGCATCCTATACGATCCATGAAAGATGAATAAAAATTAAGTTCTGTAATTGTTTTGTTTGCTACATCTTTAGACAAACTTGCTAGACTATTATACTCAGATGGATGTAAAGATATCCTTACTTGATTTTGCGATATTGTATTAGCTATTGAATCAAACTCATCTTGAATATCGTCATAATTTGGTAGATTTTCTAAATATATATCTGCTTTATCATATGTAATTAATGGAAATAAGTCGCTACTTAACCTATAAGTAAGATTATTATTAGCACAATATTCTATTGTTTTATTTGTAGTTATCATGTTATTGAGTATTCTTTCGCCAAGAATAGAAAGAGCTTCGTCTTTTGGTAAAGATGAAAATCTTTTATATGTCATAGTTTGAAATGAATATCCTAAATTTTTGACATTTAAAGATATACAGCAAAGACCAATTTTATTCATAATTTGTGTATAGGTTAGTGTAATTTAATGTGTTCTAGGAGAGTATCATGTATAATAAAGTTTGTTCAGTTTGTCAAGTAGAAAAGTCTGTTGATCATTTTGAAAAAAGAAATCATAAACCAACATATAGATGCAAAGTATGTGCGTCTCAATACCATAAAAATTATTATATTAAAAATGCAGATAAATTAAAGAATAAAACTTTAGAATTTCGTAATAATAATCCAGAGTATATGAAAAATTGGAGAAAAAATAATGCTGAAAAAGTGACAAATCAAAAAATAAATTGGTGTCGTAAAAATAAGTATAAAATAAACGAAAATGAACGTAATAGACGTAAAAATGATATTGAATATAAAATTAAAAAAAATTTACGTAGAAGAGTCAACCAAACAATAACTAGAGACTGCAAAAGTTCTAGTACATTAGAACTGTTAGGATGTTCTACATATGATTTTTTAAAATATATGGAATCTAAATTTATAGATGGTATGAACTGGGATAATTATGGACAATGGCACATAGATCATATAAAACCATGTTCTAGTTTTGATCTAACAAATCTAGAACAACAAAAATTATGTTTTCATTATTCTAACTTGCAGCCATTGTGGGCCAAGGATAATATTAGTAAGTCTGACAAAATTATCTAGTGTGTCTACCCTATTATACTTCGACCAGAGGCATTGTCAACCTTGAGTTTTTCTTACTTGTAAATGAAAAGAACCATATTTGCAAACAAGAACGGAGTATTGTACTGAAAATTAAAGTTAACCGCAGGACTTTCATAGTTCCATATTAGTGGATTTTGTGAAGTTTTTTGATATGCAAATGTATTCATATTACTATGATTTGTTCTTATCCAATCATCCATTTTAGGATTATATCCTATTGGAACGCTTATTAAGCATGAATTAGATTCTGATAAAATTCTTTGAATTGATTCAATGGCCCCATTTTCATTTATATATGAACTGCCATAATCATCCAATCCTATATGCTCCACTGTAGACAGTGATAATACATTTTTGTTATTTATATCTACTTCATGTAAATACTTCTTTATATTAGCTTTCTCATCAAACGGATCAACAACGTCATGTTTTATGTCATTGTAGTATGATGGAAGAACAGCCCCTATTTCTATTAAATTTATTTTATTTTCTGCCCATTTTCTTCCTATTGGTACTTCTATAGCTCTTTCTGTTATGTAATTACCTTGTTCAAAAAAGTAATCTATTGGATCAATTTTCATTCGTTTTTTCCTTTTTAACTTTCCTAATTTATTTGAAATGTCATGATTGATTCTTCTTCCAACTAAACAAACTATTTAGCCAAGCTTTTCTTTTACTACAATTACACTCTTGCAAGTTAAACCATTCCTTAAATCGCTCTTCAGTAATTCCTACTGATTTTAATGCTCCTTCAACAACATCGCCCAAACCTACTACATTATTAACTACATGACTATTAGGACTGATGCCTTGGCTCTCTAATTGTTGTATTACTTGATCCATTTCTTGTTTGATGTCGCTCATTTTTTTCTCCCAATTGTGGGTTTTAATCCCTTTTAGTATTTTTTTCGATGGTTTTCTGTGGGTACTTTTCCATCATTACATAAGTAATATACACTCAAAAAGGATGCTATTCTGGGATGTTAAAGCATATACCTACAGATACGTTTAACACCATAAAAACATATATATAATATACATACTACAAACCATATACATAAGAGTAATAACACACTACATATTGCTACCCATAATTTTGATTTGAACGTGGATAATTCACATAAATAATAAATTTTCATATATGCCTATTTTTCTAGAGTCTATGGGTACTAGGGTAGAGTGTAGAAGGTATATAAAGAGTAAGACCCACAGTAACCTTTAGGGGGCTATATGGGTCTATTGGTATATATGTATATGTATATGGTATATATACTACTCTATATTAGACAGAGCCAGTTCTATCATACTAAGGTACTGATCTAGTTGTCTAGGGGTCAATTCCTTACCATTAGCAGCAAGGGCGTGTCTATATGCTAGCCTTTCCTTAGTCTTCATCTTGGGAAGTGGGCGTAATTCTCTTAATTTTGATTTATCAGTGCAATTTACTATTTCTTTATAGGCTCTATAAGAGTCACTATCAGTATATGGTTCCTCATACAGTTCACTCATGTATAAGAAGAATTCTTTCTTTGTAATCATAGTATTTTATCCCCTTGAGATTTGGGGCGTTTTGCCCCTTATATCTATAAATAAAGATGCTAAAACATAAATATTTGAGGAATTTGACCTATTTTGCATGAACAGGAATATTGGTCTTTACTATCTTATGTGGGCTACGATACATGTTTGGAATAGTATCAGACTTGATCTCTGGTCCCATATATATATACCCAAAGCCACCATCATTAGCGTAAACAATCAAGCCATTAGTGTCTTTATTCTTAACAGTATATATACCAGCATCAGTCATGTACTGCTTATCACCATTCTCACCTATATAATAATTACCAGATCGTCCAATGACCTTAATACGATCACCAGTAGTTAAAGACTTCCAATCTTCAATTTCCTCAAACTTCTTTACCTTCTTAACCTTAGTTGGCTTCTTACTTTTAGAAGTAGCCACGATATTGAATGGTGTATTACAATGCTTACAGGTACGTGACCTAGCACCATTAATACCATTACAACTCTTACATAATTTCTGTCCACGCTTGACTTTCATTTTTGTCTCCTTCACTGACTATAGCTACCTTGGCGATCTTAAAGAATTGAGTGATACACGCCAGTATACATCGTCTGCCATGGTTTGTCAACTTTAAAAAAGTTTCTACGCATATACTATTAGTATATTTATAAGTAGAAAAGCAAATCTCACTGACTATGGCTACTCTGGCGATCTTATTAATTAAGGTGATACAATAGATATTTTATTATTATCAGAATTGAACTTGACAAAATAACTATTGCTGATATACTTACCTTCAATACCCTCAACATAACGCTTACTATATAGATTAACGCGCCACTTATCATCAAATACATTAAAGCACTTTGAGAATATATAATCAGTGGGCTTCTCTACGTATTCAAATATAAAGTCACATGGTGTATATCCATAATTACTCTTCTTCACCGTAGTCTCTTCAACGTTTTCTTTTTTAATCTTTGCCATATATTATCTCCTTGGTTAAATCTCGCTGACTGTATTGCAATATGTTGATCTCAATATTTGGGGAAGTACACCCCCATTTGCCCAGCTTATATATTTGCCCTATCTTATCTATCCTGTGCATCTTACCAAAGACACACTACCCCATTGTACCATATCGACACACTCGACACAAGTACTTGAGAACAAACGACTTACGTTGTCTTACTATTAGACTTGACGTAAGTACTTGGAAATAAAAGACTTATGAATGATCGCCCCGGCCCCGGTCGCCCTAAACCCTTGCTGCTAAAGGACTTACGACGAGTCAGGAGTCAGTGAGAGTGGGGAAGGGGGTTTCCCCCCAACCCCAACCCTCCCACTAACTAAGCGGTAAGAGCGAAAACCTTTTCGTAATCCTTGTCGGTGAAAGTATCAGCACGACGCAGGATCGTTGCCCAGCGGTCTGCGGAAGTATCCAACAGACTGCCAGCGATTTCATCGAACTTCACCCAAGTCTTATTATCAAACTTCTGTCCCGCACGGGTCAGACCATTGATAATACCAAAGAGATTACGCTCTCCAGATTCCATAGTAATATACTGCTCAAGAAACTCAGTTGCTTCACGCTTGCTCAGTTTGTAATCCGACGATACCGTAGCCACGACACCCTTCACGCTAGCCTTGCCAGTTTCCAAGGCTCGGGTAGCCAGAAACTGCTTGATACCGGGAGCAAGAAGCGGAATCTGATCTTGGATATTATGAGCGATTTCCGTTTTCAGAACAGCGAGGTCGATATTGCCACGGTGAACGCGGCGAATCTTCTCACCCTTAGTCTGACCCCAGATGCAACCGTTCATACAGATGGCACGAAAAAGGCTAGGCGTCTGGCTAATGCGGCGAGTGCCGATTTCACAGTTGCCCACACTAATCATTCCACCATAATCACTATCGTCAGCACCGTAGTCCATGATAGTATCGGGGATAAGGATATTACCATAGATAGTATCCTCATCGCCACGCCAGTGACTGAAACGACCGCCGGGAACAAACTCCGACAGGGTTTCCAGATACCAGCGGTTATCAACAGGAGCATATTGCTCAGTCACGAACGCACGGCAAGTACCATCCGTATATGTACGGAGTCGGAACTTCTTATCGGCTTCGATTCGACGCAGAGCATTGTTGCCAACGTATGCCATCGTGTCAGCATCGGCAAGGTCGAAATCTTCGATATTACGCATCTCACGAAGGAACGAGGACGAGGTAACACCCACGCGAACGCTAAACTGTTCAATGGCGTGGTCCGTAGGGCGAAACTCTCGTCCATCGTTCAACTTCAAAAAGAATCCTTTATCATTACCAACACAGGTAATGTTCTTACGCTCAGTCAGAATATCCTCACGGTTCTCAATAGCGACGTTGGCATCCTGCATGACCTGTTCGTAGGTCTTGGTCTTTGCCCACCAATCCTTGTGAACATGCGTACCCTTCTCAAAACCAGTGCCAGTAGCACCAGTGAGAGTACGAACAAAATCGCCTTCGCTCGGCTTGCTCTGAATCGTCAACTTATCGTAACTCATTATCAATCTCCTAGTAGTGGGTTATCAACTTCTCGTATTATACAGGATCACTCGTCGTTGTCAAGGTCTGGCGGAAACATTTCATCGAAACATTGTCCGCAGATTCCGCTCAACAGTAGTTCACGTTCATTCATAGAAAGATAGTGCAGGGCATCTTGAATAGCAAATGCACCACTCAGCCAATCGTACATATCACTCTCATTGAACATCAGCACAAACTGACGCCCGCAGTTCTTGCAGAAAGCATCGCACGAAGTATCGTAAACCGCAGCAACCATAACTGTCTCCTTTTCAACCATCATACCATAGATATCGGCGTGGTCAAGGGGTCAGCATTAGTTTTTTCTTTTTGACGTAAGTTGTTGATAGATAAGGACTTACGATAAGCGGGGCGGGCCGCGTTCGCCCTAAATCCTTGTGGCTAAAGGACTTAGAGCGAATCACGGTGCTAGTCTTCCCAAGCATTATCCAAACTGAGTCCATCTACGCTCAGTAATAATATCTTTATATTTCTCGCCAGCAGGACTAAGTTGTACCATACCACTTACGCAGAATATACAACCATCTTCATCTCCCGGCTCATCATATCTATCGCCTTGATCTTCATCGTAATTATCAAAGTATAAAGTCAATCCAGTTTTTTCGTTGAAAGCCTTTGTAAGATTGATAATATGATTGTCATACACCTTAACCATTTCCTCTGCAATCTTTTCGCTATCTTCGCTTTCTGGATTATCCAAAGATTCTAAGATATTCTCTTTGAACTGATCGGGATCGCTCCACGACATCCAACATCCAATACTATTCCAACCCACAGAATCAAAATACTTTTCCTTTTCAATAGCCGCTATTTCATCTGGACAAATCTTTTTCAGTTCATCGTATGGAATAACATAACTACTTACCGCATAACTACCCATACCCATGATTAGCACTCCTGAGTTTCTATGTATGTTTTACCAGTAGCAGTTTCGTATACTTCTGTTATCTCCCACGACTCCATATGCCTAGTATTTATATCGGGATCATATGGTAGGAGTCTAGAGCATTTTTCTAAAGCATCCTTTTCATTTTCACAATCACGCATAATAACACAGACAGTAACGTAATGGTACATATTACACCTTTGAGTAGTAGTTGTTGAAAATATCATCCCACGTTGGAAACTCGTAGAAAGGATCTCCCTCGTTTACACACGCTCCCGTTTTCTGGTTGTAAACGTCATAGAAAGATACATTACGAGTATCCATATCAGCCCAAGAATCATAACACGCATAAATATCATANTGTACATCATCCATAACATANGTGGCTACTTTCTCGTTCATAATATACTATCTCCTAAATGGTTGGGGGCGTGTTGACTTTTAGTATTCAAACAACGTCCTATTTATTCTTCTGTAAACAGCATACTCCAAACGAATATCATAATCATTAGTTCTATCAAGAAACCTCCCTAGTGTGATGATAACAACACAATAGGGCGTGTAGGAGTCGAACCTACCTATGAACACCTTATAAGAGTGTCGGATGCAACCGGCTTACCTTACGCCCCATAGATACGGGTGACGCATAGCATTGTACCATACGCCACCCGTACACTCAAGGGAGAATCACCGATAGCATTTCGTTTCCAACATCTTATCGCAAAGCAGGGTTCGCACAGTGTTATCCATAGCACGAACAACAGCATACTTGCCATTGGGGCCAGTACCAACACGCAGAACACGACCAGTGTGGAACTTCAGCACGTTCTTAGTACCGTGCAGAGGATACTTACACTTGATATGACGATCCTTACGCAGACTAGCAAAGTTATTAGACATCATCTCTCCCTTAGTTAGAAAAAACCATCGACTCAACTTCAGTGAGGGTCAACACAACCCTTGCACCGTTCTTCTCAAACGTCACACCATCACGACTAATACGCACAACCTTGCCCGCATCAGTCTCATCATTCAATCCAAGAATCTTCATGTCGTTCCTCATTGTTATCGTAATGTCACCACCAACTATCATACACTACCGTTAGTCCGCTGTCAAGTGCCTCTCTGGCTTTCTTGACAAACTCCAAGTCCTGTTGACCATAGATATCATCACTATTACTACCAAAGAAAAATCCTACGGTGTCTGGCAGACTAGCATTAGTAACATCCTGCTCTAGACTATCCAGATCTTCTTTAGTAAGTTCAAGTTCAACACAGTTGAAAGAGTCATCATTTTCGTGGGCATTAGGGCGACCCTTACTTTCCCACAGATTCTCCATCCAACCTTGAAGATTAGGATGCTTACGCCAGCAAGCGAGTTCTTCCTTCTCTCCATTGTTGTCAACAGCAAATGCCCACTGATCCAAACCCATTGTAAACTCCTAGTTAGTGGTTGCCAGAATGGATACTAGGTTACTACTACTTCACCTAGTATCGACATTCTAGCGTAACGTCTTTAGAAAATCAAGCGGTAGCCGTAGCAACTTCCGCTTCGACCTTCTTGGCCTTGGGAGCCTTGGGAACCTTGACCTTGGCCGGTTCCTTGATACCAGCAACCCTTGCCCGCCAAACCTTGAAACCCTGTTCCTTGAGAGTCTCGCTCTTGACAGGATGAACAGCGGCGATATTGCCGATGCCATCGACAGACGCCAGAAGCGTATCACGAACAGCCTGCGGCTCAATACCAACCGGCGAATCGGTCACAATATCAACAACAAACGTAAACTTCTGCATAATAATCTCCTCTTATCAAGTTAGTGTTATCAACCCGTTACTCTAATCATTATACATGTATTATCGGCTCTGTCAAGCGGAATCTTGAAAAAAATTTTTATTGGTCATAAGTCTTTGGTGGGTAAGGACTTACGACGAACGCGGCCCGCCCCCTTGGTCCTAAATCCTTGTGGGATAAGGACTTAAGGCGAGCTTCAAGAGTTAGTGGTCCAGCAATCCATACCACACTTCTTGAGTTCGTCGCACAGTTTTTGTGCAGATGCTGGGTCAAGAGGAGGAGAGTAGTTAGTTTTAGCGTCGTGCTGACAACTTTCAACCCAATCCTTACTTTCCTTGAGTCCCCAACCGGTAGCAAATCGGAGAACCTTGATGGCAGCGATCTTATGATCCCAATACTGAGTGTCATACCTGACACCGTTACAGCCAACCAACAACTTCTCGTTGCCAGTAGCCAGTTCCAGAGCCTTGATGATCCTCTCGTAAAGATCGGGGCTATTGGTTGAAGTAGCAATGCTCACCATCTCACGAATCGTCATGCCAACGTTAATCATTTGTTTTCCTTATTAGTAATCCAAGGGTAATCGGGAGGGTAATCTTCGCTAGGTGGTTGTGGTTTCTCTTGTCCTAAATCTGGCATCCACCACGGGGCATCCATATAATCTACATTTCCCCAAGTTTCGCCACAATAGATATTATGAATACAAAACTTATCATCATAGTTTATCTTATATGTACCACGCCACACACCAATGGCCTCACCATAATAGATGATCTTTTGACCATTAACAGGGCGACGAGGGCCATGAAAACTAATCCATTCCATTATTGATTTCTATTCTTATACTGAAAGTAAAGGAAAGCAACTGCTATTACTGTACCACAGATACATTGTACCATTTCGTTAGTCATCATACACTCATCGCTATTTTGTAGGCAAAGTCAATCAACTCTTCCACAGTTATACCATGCTCTGCTGCTAATGTCAAGGCATCTTCTCTGATTGGTTTACAAGCCGCAACCATAGGGCTTTTCAAAACCTTCATCACCTTCAGCATTGCTTTTTCTTTATCAGTCATTCAATCCATTCCTTATCATTTGGATTAGGTTAGAAGCATCACCCAAAGCCGCAGATTCAAAATCATCATCAAGATTTTCAGCAACGCTATCAAGTATATTCTCAATATTTAATAATGCAATACCAATATCATGAAATGATAAATCATCAATATCAATACTAAGAGCATCTGCTATTTGTTTCTTAGATATTCTCATTTTTTTCCTTTGTATTATAAACCAGCGAATCTTTTACGCCCCGATTCTATTACCCATCAGTCTACCCTTTTACGGAACTGAGGAAACCGCCCACGGAAATCCTTCCTAGGCATAGTTCATGACTCATGCCGTCTGGCTCTTGGAACGATTACTGGTTGTATGACTCGTGGTGAGGATGCCATCCCTTATAGATTAGCACTACTATACAGCGTATAAGCCCGCTGTCAACCCCACGCTGCGTAACAGCCGTAGGTTTATCGTAATGGCTTATCCTAATCTAGTCCCGTCGCATGGACCCACGGATGTTTGTTTTGTCTTACTCCCTCATTCTACACTGTGTTATCGGCTTGTCAAGGGGCAATCTTTAGAGGATTCAAAATATCTTGCCTACATTCATTATAGAACACACCCTTTGATGTAAGGTGAAGGATGTCAAATGCAAGACCGTCAATGTTTCTTCCTGACCAAGTATGCCAGTATGGGAGTTTCCTAGGGTCATACTTTAGGTGAGTAGAATATGAGGGGATATATGAATCATCATATTTAAATCCATCCTTAAACTTAATCCATGCACAAACATCCTTATTAGCCCCCATATAAATCTTGTTTGCTACATTACGGTTGTTATATAGAACACAGTTATGGAGTTCAATGATTTGCTCTTCTGGATGAACATACCAGACCCTCTTAGTTATAGTATCTTTGAACTGCCAGTGCTTATAATACTGACCCTTCTGAAGATGATAGCGTACCTTGATCATACATCCTCCTCCATCATCTCAAAGAACTCGTCCATACCATACTCATTCCACAGTGCTACAGGAATAATATCCTGCTTATTATCCATATCACCATATTCAATATAGTTGTCAATACCATTATCCCAAATGCCACAGTAGGCCATTCCCGGCTCAAAGTATGTAGCACGAACATTATAATCCAACTCTACCAGTTTTTCATAGAACTGAATAGGGGGCGACCATGCGGTATTGAATGACACCATAACCTTACCATCTTCAATCTTAGCAGGATCGTAGTATTCATCCTTGCCAAAGTCCCACTTGGTTCCCCAGTTATTGCAACACCAGTTATACCAACGCGGATTTGGCCCATCATCTTCATAATATCCTTCGGGAACTGGCAAGTAATGCTCACACGTTTTGCCAGAGTTATAGGCATCAACAAACTCTTGCAACTTCGCAGGATCGCTATGGGAAATATACAGATTATTCATGCACCAGTTAGGCATTAGATGTCTCTTTCTTCAATGACGTTAGAGGAACCACAATCCATACACTGACAGTTATCATACGGGCCACCAATGACGTTACCATCTTGGTCTACCCATGCGTCGTAACCTATACGATTACTATCGCACTGTTCACATATCATACTCATCACGCCACCTCCTGTCAATAGACTTACGAGTACGTTGACGCTTGGGACGATTATCGAACACCGTATACTTGTGTTCTTGATGTCCCTGCCGCATTTCCCACGGCATAACTTTCTTGATTTTGATCACGTTTCGGCGTGGCCGAGTATCGTCGTTGTTGTGGAGGGTAATCATACCATATTCCGTTTTCGTGTTGATAGTAAACTTTGTCAGTATTAGGATCGTAAGCCATCAGACAGTATTGTATAGGATAGTTCGTCTTTGTCAAGACCTCAGTTTTAGATATTTGAGGGATTTTTATATTTCCAGATTGAACATCCTTGAAGCCCGTATAAACCAATCCACAAATCGTGATAATCACGCCAATCCACTGAATCATGATACCTTTCTCCTTTTTCATATAAGGATTATCGGCATTCTGTTCAACAAACTTTAGGCTGGCTGACTACCCCTGAGAAAATGATCTGTCTGATTAGGCAAAGACAACCTTATATTCCGCAGTCTTCTCAACCCATACATTTTGCCCATATTCCTCAGTCGCCTTAACATATGCTTCAAACTGGCTTGCAGACGTTACATACCCCGCAAACCGGTTATTCTTCCAAACTCTCCATACATACATAACTGTTTCTCCTATATACGTACTCTACCATAACTATCGGTCAAGTCAAGACTCTATCTTTAATGATCCTAAGTCTATATTCTGTAAGGATTTACGTCAAATCTCCCCGGCCCCGCTCACCATAACTCTAATGGCGGCAAGGGTTTACGTCACATTGTCCAACCGGCTTCTGCGGCGACTAGTTTAGTGGGAATAACAATAGTATCCGGTTTTGCTGTGGCATAATCTTTCATACCACGCTCATCTATATAAAAGTGTTCATCTAGTACGTCAAACTTATTAGTTTCCCCTAGTGCTACAACAGCGGCCTCTAGTGGACTTTTATCCGTAGAGTAGATAAGTTCCAACGTGTTAGACTTGATATAAAACTTACTCATAGCAGCAACCGCCCTTTCTGCAAGTGATACAATAACAGTTATCGCTGGTAACGCTTTCATCGCCAGTATCAATACATACCATAACGGGAAGACCGCCACGCATTACAAATCCTACATTACCGGGATGATCGTCACCAAAATGAAATCCACAATCTTCCATGTTTCCGATTAGGTTATCAATCTCATTTTCATAATCATACATAATACTTCCACGATCACAACATTCACAACCATTACCGGGACAGCAGATTAGTTCAGCGATTTCAGTAATAAAGCCCCATCCGCTGAGACTCTTATCACTCCTACGAACACGCCCGACTTGACTATAAACATATGGGGCAAGATTATACATAGAGAGTTCAGTCTGGTTAGCGTGTGCAATGTCTGCACTCTCTTTAGAATCGAATACCTTGAAGCCCCTATTCTTCATTCCCTTGAGTTTATAGAATGAGGATGCACAACCCGAACCACTCTTTTTCTTTACAATAGTATACATAATCAACTCCCTAGACTAATAAGAATGTCGGCATCAAAGTTATCTGGAAAATCACGCTCACAAATATCTGCCAATGTATCTGGACGAACTAGCGTATCATCATTTGGGCCAAAACTAATAGGACTATTTAGTAATGATTCCATAGTATTTTCATAATCCCAATCAACATGGTCACAAAAATCTTTGAGTGTAACGCACTTATAAGTAAAAATATCCATAGTTATCCTTAGTGAGAGGGAAACAACACGTTAGCCAAACCCTTGACGCACAGATTACAGTCTACACTACCCTTAGTCGGTGTGCAAGTGACAACGCCACGACCACGACGGATTTCGGGGCAAGTGATAAACTTCGTACCATTTAGCACGACGAGTTTGGGCAGACTGTTACGCCACTCAGCAGCAGCGGCTTTACGCTTGGGACGCTTCTTAGCAATCTTTTGATCACTATCGCACCACGCGAACAGTTTGAAACCTTGAGCCTTTGCCTCATTCATATCGGTATCATTGTGGATACTAGCATATACATTCATATACTTTTCAAATGCCACAAGGCGACTATCGTAGATATGAGTATAAAACCACATATCGGGCAACGCAACCCCATCGGCCAGAATACTCTCACAAGCCCACATTACATTCTCAACATAGTTGGTATCCAACTCACCATTGAGAAACCAATCACCACGCTCATGCCAACGAATAGACTTCTCTTTACGAATCGCTTCCAGAATCATAGCACGAATACGATTCTTCTCTGTGATAAGATTCTGCATACCAGCAGGACGCACGTTAGGATACATTTTCTCGGTTTGCTCTGCATAGCAACCGTCACCAAGAAATGCACAAGTAGGTGGGCAAGTATCACCCACGGGACGCGACACCACCAAACAACCCTTACCAAGTTTATCGTTACCGTCTGCAACTTTCATAACTTTCTCCTGTGTATGCCATCATTCTACACTCTATATCGGCATGGTCAAGAGAAATCTTTAGAGAGCAAAGCGTGTGCCACTTGTTGCAAAAAATGAAATAACTGAATCCTAGGGCATTTGGCACGAAAAACGCGGCCCGCCCCGTTGTTGCTAAATCCTTGAGAGATAAGGACTTACGAAAAGAAAACGAGAATGACGGGACTTGAACCCGCAACCTCTAGCGTGACAGGCTAGCGATCTAACCAATTGATCTACATTCCCAAAATGACCCCACAGGGAATCGAACCCTGATTCTCGGAGCGAAAATCCGATTTCCTAACCGTTAGAAGATGGGGCCAAGCTGGCAAAACAGGATTCGAACCTATAACCTAGCGGTTAACAGCCGCTTGCACTACCGTTGTGCTATTTGCCAATATTTCGGGACTACGATTCGAACGTAGAAAGACTGATCCAAAGTCAGTCGTGATACCGTTTCACCATCCCGAAGAGCCGACAACAGGACTTGAACCTGTAACCTACTGATTACAAATCAGTGGCTCTACCATTGAGCTATGTCGGCCACCACCGCAACTCAACCGTCAGCCTCCGAAGCATAAATATTGTTATACCATTCCTCACTATCATCTACTACGATAATCTCTTCCTCATATACGATAAGATCATCATACTCTTCAGTATCGTAAGGGCCGCACCATTTCATGACATTTTCGTTGTACATAGTATTTAGGGGTTAAAGGAATGGTTTTATCTATTATACTGTATACACACCAAAAAGTCAATGAGTCATGTAGGATTCGAACCTACGACCAACGGATTAAAAGTCCGATGCTCTAACCAACTGAGCTAATGACCCAAAATGGGGGTGTCTGCCATACTCGACTGTCTTTTACTTATGGCTTCTTTGATATCATTATGCCATAAGCCCCCAGTTTGTCAACTATTCAAATAACTTAATCTGTCCGTCATTTTCTACGATAGGGTTGAAATCCAGTAGTTCGTTACCATCATCGTCTTCATAGCCATAAGTCTCATCCTCAACAATCTCGCGGATACGCTCACGATACTCCTCATCGCTATGGTTGTCAAGCCATGAATCCAGAAGATCATTAGCCAGTAGATCATTCACGCATAGAGTAAAGTTCTCGGGCCATGCGTTAGTCTCATCACGCCAGATAGCCCTCATCTCAGATGCAGTAAAGATATCAAATATTCCCATTTTCTACCTCAATGTCTATTACAGGAAACCAGCCACTCCAACCATCTTGAATGTTTTTCAAAAGAATAGCCTTTTCTCCCTGCCAGCACGGTGCTTCCTTTGCTTCCTGCTCAACTTCCCACAAGCCAGGATGCCGTTTCAACCGTTCTTTTGTCCACTTGCGAGCGTTCTGTTTAGGTTTGATAATCATATTATCGTCCTTTCTTGTCTACAAAGTTTACTCTAAAATGGAAGGTCTGTCAAGTCATCCTGTCGCTGACTATCTGCACAACATCAATCTTCATTCTTTGGGAAAGACTCTCCCCCGCATTTTGCCTGCCTTTTGTATTCTTCCCATTCCTCCCAAACTACCAAGTCTGCCGATTCCTCGCAGTGTACCCATTCATCCCATTTTGACATACCATAACTCCTTATGCTATGCGGACTTACGTAGCCTACCATATTATCGGCGTTTGTCAAGCCCGACTTGAAACTTTTTCTAAGTCTATATCCCACAACGCTTTACGACAAATCCGGCCCGCCCGCCTAGCCCTAACTCCTTTGCCCGTAAGGACTTAGGAGAAGGGTCTAGGCAGTGTACATTAAAACAGGTGTGCCACACCAGCCTTGAACAAAAGTTCACCTACAGCTGAACGCCTGCACATGTCGCTACGTTCAGCATAGAACTGTCGAAAATCACCGTTACTCATTTCGCATGTAACAAGCGTAGGACTACGCTTAAACTCACTATCATATTGACGGTAATCACTTGTCCAGTTCAAACGCGAGATTTCAGCCTGAGATAACTTGCGAACACCAACAACCTTGGCGAGATACCTTTCATAGTCGCCCGTTACTGGCTGGAAGTATCGAAAGTTATATACAGTACCAGTAACAGCATTAGTAAGACTATCATTTACACCCCTATAGATGTTATAGAGAAGGAAAATACCAATCGCCGCAACGGCACAAGCAAAACAAATGCCCAAAGTAAACGCATCATTCATCAGAAATCATCTCCGTAAGTGTCACCAAAACATCCATAACCTTCATCAACGTCCCAACCGATAGAGTTCATAGCACTATCGTGGTCGCCATCCATACTATCATCATAGAAATCATTGTAATCATCATAGATAGCATCGGCAGTATCATCATGGTATTCCATGTCATCATCCTCATAAGAGTTTTCGGGATCGTAGCAGGGATCTGGGTGACTCATCTTCATTTCTCCTTAGTTAGACTTTACCACACGAAATCGTTGATGTCAAGCGGCTCGGGATACATTTCATCCCACAGGCCCGTCACTTCTGCATAGTCAAACGGACTACAATCCGGTTCGTCAATCGGCTCAACCATTGGTTCCACCACTTCTTCTGCGATCAGTGTGGCAAAGAAAGCATCCATCGCTTCTTGATCTTCAAAGGTATTCATTTCCATTTCTCCTTGTGATACCATCATCATACAGGGTATATCGGCAATGTCAAGCCCCTCCAACAATATTTTTTCCTTAAAAAGATGAAAGGTGATTTGGCACGAAAATCGCGGCCCGCCCCGTTCGCCCTAAACCCTTGTCAGATATAGAGTTACGTCAACTGTTCACAATCCAAGCCGCTATACATCCGATCACGAATGAAATAGAAAGAACAATCGCATCACCTGTACGCATTTTCACTTCCTTATTGGAAAAACAAGATCAGAAACAAGATAAGAGCAACCAACGCCAATAACAAATCCCACACCTATTTGTACCCAGTTAATATCGACCATCCGTGATCCCTTTCTTTAGTTACGAACCAAAACATTATCTTCAAACGGAGTACCATCACGCAAAAACCATTCAAAGTTTTTCTGGTACACACTCACCGGACTATACTGATTAATACGCTTTTTAGTAGTGCTGGTTCGATATCCACCACTGCTCAACTTAATCAGCCCGTTAGGATAAAAAACCACCACCTTAGTACCATGCAACTCAATCGCCACACTTCCATCATGTTCAATGTAAGCGTAGGTATTGTTTCCCACCTTACGTTGACTGCGATTAGTCTTGCCCAAAACCATCTTAGTCGCTTCGGAGTGAGTCATTTAGCACCAAAAGTAAAAGGGAAGATAAACAAAAAGATAACTAGTCCAGAAAACCAAGAAAGCCAAAATGCCTAGCCCACTAACCATACCAAACGTGTCAACATCATCAGGATGTTCACCAAACAGATTGTAGCAAATCCACTTTTTCATTGTGAATACTTTCCCGCCAGAAATCCAAGGCAAAACACAATATTCAGAATCGGCAGAACGAACACGACAAAGATGAAACTAGCACGATACATTTCTTTCTCCTTTGTTCTTATATCGACATTCTATCGTCTAGACTTTAGTTGTCAAGCGGATTTTTGCTGACTACGCTGACTACAAAATGATCCGGCCAGTTTGGCCGAGACTTCCCAGTTTGCCCAAACCCCCCAAACCCCCCATTTTGCCTAGATTACCCATCTTGCCTATCTTACCAAAACCCCCTATTCTTCGTGAAATGCGGAGATTTCCTGTCCTGCCATATTCTGTAGTTCATAGAAAGCCCGCAAAGCCTCTACTCTATCTTTGCTTCCCGGCTTACCTACCTTATCAACCATGAGATCACTACCCCCTACAAGGCGGGGATCGACTTTCTCTTTCTTCATCTTGCCCATATTTCGCAAAGCCGTTTTATTAAACTTGATTACCTTTTCGCTACGGATTGGCCCGTATTCACCATCGGCTAGGCTAGGCTGATGAGGAACGGCGATTCCCAAAAAGCATGAACGAATCTGGCGTTCGGCATCGCGGATAATCTTAAACTTTTTCATTTTTTGTTTTCCTTGTTTCAAGAGTTCATGAACCGAATAGCATCTTGGGAAGTCTTAAAAACTCCCAACAGTTTACGCTTTCCGTTGGCTTCGGAATATACCTTATACTTGTTTCCGACTACGATCAAAACCTGAGTCATTTTCATTTTCTCTTTCTTATCTATCGACATTCTAGCGTCTAATCTTGAAGATGCAAGCGGAAAAACTTACGATTTTTTGTTTTCGTTTTTCGTTTTTTCTTGCATACGCTTCATTTCCTCATCTCTTTCCAGAGACTTCAAAAACTCTTGAACGTATCCGTCCCGATTGTCACGGGAATAATCATAACCATCATCGGAATATCTATAAGACTTTCTCATACTATCAACCTTTCATACTTTCAAAAAACTTACGAACCATTTCATCATTCTTTTTCATATCCTTATTCACAATCGGCATATTGTATGCAACTTGCCTATTGTTTTCATTCTTGATTCTCTTAATCGCATTTTTCATTGTCTTATTCATCATCTTAAACTCTCTCTTTCTTATGCTATATATAAGAGCAACTACCGTGCCAAACATAGATTATTTTTTTTTGCGTTTCGCTCGGGAAAAACGCTATGACATTTTTTGTGCTTAGATATTGAGCGTAGCATTTTGCAACACCCTGTAGCATTTTGCGTTAGTGATTTCCGCCGTGAAACTGAGGTAGTGTAGCATTTTGCAACGGATTGCCCATCTTAACATGCCTCTTTTTTAGGCGTGGAATATATTATTTTTTGGCACGGATTTTGCGTTGATATTCGCCCTAAGTCCTTATGCCACAAGGGTTTACGTCAAATCTGGGGGGCCGGATTCGCCCTAAGTCCTTATAGGATAAGGCTTTACGTTCAATCTTCTACAGTCATACAGATGTACAGTAGTCCAACGTACACGCATACGAATACTAGAATGGGCATTCTATTGTCTCCCTATTGTGGGGGGTGCTTACCGGTTTAGATTAGATAGTACGCTCTAGGCTGCGTGAATGAACACCCGTTCACTCTTGGTCTGATTCGTGATGGTTACGATCCAGTTGCGACCACTACCATCCTCACGCATGACAGCATTGATAAGGCCAGCATATACCCTACCCTTCGGGTCGATCACACTGGTATACTTACCAGCGATCATAGATGCGAAGATAGTGTTGAGGTTATTCTTACGGACAGCGTATGCAGTGCCAAACATTTTCTTTTTCTTTCTTAGGGTTGGATAACTGTGGATATTATATCTATCGTCTATCTATTTGTCAAGCGTTCATGAATCGTTCGGCCTCAGTCGAACTATTGAAAGAGCCTAGAAGCCTACGCTTACCATTGCCCATATCCTTGTATACCTTGTATTTCTTTCCTACTACGATCAGCACAAGCGTTGTCATTTTCTTTTCCTTTTCTTTCTTTCGCTCTATTATACTCATCGGCTTTCGCCGTGTCAAGCCTATAGAAAATATTTTTTCAGTTATTGGAAGCGGGAAGTCTACGAACGATATAAACCCTACATCCATCCTCACCATCCCACTTATCGAAAGCGGCAGTATTGGCCGCATCCTCACTAGTGAAAGGGCCGATGAAGTCTAGTTCACAATCCCAAGCGTCTACGATTTGTGCGAAGTATGTCATTTTCTTTCTCTCTCTTTCTTTCTCTCTATTATATCTATCGTCTTTTCCCGTGTCAAGCCTTAAGCAAAAAGATTTTCGGAAGTTTGAGTCATCATGTCAACGTACATGCTACGGTATCCAATACCCTCATTCCGCGAACTATCTTCAATCATGATTCGGATCATTTCACGACCCTTGACCATCTTCTTTTCTACAATGAAGCCCGTATAAGTCTTGCCATTGTAGGTTGTCTTGATTTCAGTGTTGATTGTCATTTTTCTTTCTCTCTTTCTTTCTTATGCTCTTATTATACCATACTTATCGGCCATGTCAAGTAGCAATCTAAAATATTTTTGAATATAATCTTGTGCCAAAGCAAGAAATATTCTCTAGAGCAAACGGTGTGCCAAATATATTATTCTCTTAAACAGAACATCGTGTCGATCATATTATTAGTCGTAAGTCTATATCCCATAAGGGTTTACGTCAAAAATGGCGGGGGATATTCGTCGTAACCCTATACCCCACAAGCACTTACGTCAACTACCACATTGATACGATCTGCTCTTTGTTAAGATGGGGGATATGGGGGGGTTTTATCTTATAAGTAGCCTAGGCAAGATATGTCGAAAAAACGAGGGGTGGTCCATTCACAATTGGAAATATATAAACTAATGTACTACCCAATCCTCCCCCATCGCCCCTATTTGATTCATTTAATCTGTCAATTTATCGCTATGCGGTGTATAATGTTGTATAGGAGACTTTTTATGAAAAAGAAACAAACAATTGAAACGCAATTGGATTGTCGCGCTACCGCTTCTTTACAGCAACAAATAGAATCTGACTTAAATCAGACGGATAAATCACTAGCATCGTTACTCTCCACCAAGGACAAGGACACTGAAGAGGACAACGATGAAACAAAGTCAAGCGATTGAAGCTGTAAAACCTTGTGATGATCCAAGTAGCAACGATCTATTATTATGTGGAATAGATGATATACAACGTGCAAATATAGAATTTTCAGAAGCCGTATATTATAAACACATTACTGAAGATAACACAGTTGCTAATTCAATCGGCCTCGGCCCCAATAATAAATTCTTTTATAGGTTGGTTTGTTATCAGAATAATGTTATAGTTGGCCATGAAACTGGCATTGGTTATGCCTATGAGTCTGAAGGCAAGCATTATTTCAAGCGAGATTTGCCACTAGTTCACGGAAAGAACGAAAAACACTTACAAGTTATTACTAATAACTGTTTAAGATTTCACTTTCCTCCAGATAGTACTAGCATACTATCTTCAGACATCCCCCCTAACTTATCTCTCTTATTTCATACAAAGAACTGCGTACTGGCTTCTAGAGATCAGTTCGCCCCATCCGCGTTAGAGATTCTAGATAATTGTGTTTTAACATCAATGCATGGAGAGTTGACTAACCTAGCATTTGATAGCAAAACATTTAGCGATATTATTGCTGAATCTTTGACGAAGTATACTAAACAGCTATCGCTTAAAACTTCAAAACTTAGCGTTAACAAGCTATCGGTAAAACATTTACAATTAGATTCTTCTAGCGATCTTAACGTTAAGAAGGGTACTTTTATTTACGACGAAACAACGGACACCGTTAAGTTCTATAACGGTTCGAAATGGAGAACATTAAAGTGGGTAGAAGACGAGTCGGAATGAAGATACCTAAAAATATGACAGAACAACAGGTGGTAGATCAGATTAACATTGTCGTTAATAGGATATCATCACGATATACTTTTCATGGATATGAGGTTGAGGATATAAAACAAGAAGCTTTTATTATTTGCATGGATGCTATGGACCGCTATGATCCAAGTCGCCCCTTGGAGAATTTCTTATCAGTTCACCTATCTAATAGACTTAAAAACTTCGTTCGTGATAATTTTTACACCAAAGATGAAGAAGAAAAGAAAAAGATCCTAAAACCCAGTAGTTTATCTTATGAAGATTATGTTCCTCATGAAGATAAAGTTGAGGATGACAAAATAGACGCCCAAGCCCTACAAAAGACTATTGATATGAGATTACCAGCAGAATACCGATCTGATTACCTAAAAATAATTAATGACGTATACGTACCGAAAAAAAGAAGAGAAGAAATCATTGAAATAATCAAGGAGTTGCTTGATGAAGAAGGGTAGAATCTCTAAAGACGAGGAGCGAACAATCGGCAGGCTAATTAATAGCTTAACCATAGAAGATATCGCCAAACAACTCGACCGTGACGTTGAATCCATTGACAACTTTGTTAAGCGCAAGTTCAAGGTTGGATTATCAAACGAAGAAGCCGCCGCATACTCTCTAGAAGATCGCCCCTATTGGATTGAATTAGAGAACCAGTTTACTCCTTCAGAACTAGAGCTTTTTAAGTATCACTGGTCGCGCATAATTTCACAGTTCAAAGATGACGTTTTTCCAACAGAAGAACTACAGGTAGTAGATGTTATTAAGCTAGAAATACTTATGAACCGCTGCTTAAAGAGTAATAAAGATAACCTTAATGAGATGACCACTTTAGAAAAAATGTTAGCAGATGAGCGGGCCGTGGATAAGGATCAACGTGACCATGACTACGTTTTAAATCTAGAACGTCAACTAGCTTCCTTACGGGCTTCGCAAGAAGCCCTTAATAGGGACTACCGAGAACTCCAAAGCAAAAAGGCTAGCATGTTGCGTGAGATGAAAGGAACCAGAGAACAGAGAATCAAACGTCTTGAGGATAGTAAACAAAGCTTTACTTCTTGGGTTGCTCACCTTATGCAAGACCCCGAAACTCTAAAGCGATATGGGATCGAAATGGAGAAGATGAGGCTTGCTATGCTTAAGGAGAAAGAGCGTTTAAGTCAGTTCCATCAATATGAGGACGGACAGATTGATCAGCCATTCTTAACGCCAGACACGGTGATAGAATGATTAGCGTTGTCACACTAACATATAGTAGGACAAATTTGCTTGAAGAAGCTGTTAATTCTTTTTTACTGCAAGATGATCCTAGTTTTGAGATGATAATTGTAAATGATAAACACAATTTAACGTACACAATTAATCATCCAAATATTAAAATTATTAATCTAGAAAATAGAACTAGTTGTATATTAGAAAAATTAATGATAGGTTTTAAACACGCCTCAAATGAATATATCTATAGACTAGACGATGATGATTTATTAACCCCTAATGCCTTAGTCAGTTGCTCAAAAGAAATAAAAAATAATCCGGGTTATGATTTATATAGATCCAAAAATCATTATCATTTTGTAAACAATAAATTTGAACTCATATCTGATAGTATTAATAATGGAAATATATTTCGTAAAACACACTATTTAAATATATCCCATCCCCATAGAAGCATTGATGAGGATGTATATCTATTCGGTGAATGTGAAGCTAAAATTTTTGCTTATGATTTTATATCAATGATATACAGGTGGGGTATGAGTACATTTCATATTAGCGGATATGGTATAATCCCTACTCAAGAATTATATAATAATCTATCAAATCATTTTCCACAAGAAGAGGGTCATAAAACTATAATCCCGAATTGGAAAGAGGATTATTGGAAACTACTTCCCGTAGGAGCTATGAAATGATAATCATGCAAGTAATGGGAGGTTTAGGAAATCAAATATTTCAATGGGCTTATGGTAAGTGTCTTTCTAAAATTTACGATACACCATTTTATTTAGATGCCTCATTCTATGATAGAGAATGTGGTGCGACTCTTAGATCATTTTCTTTAAATAAATTTCCTAATATATCTTACGATTTAATAGAATATCCTTCCAGCACACCTCAAGACATCATTATTATCTATGATAATTTTTATTACAATAAAATTTATTACGATCCTAGTCATAATTATTATTTAGGAGGGTATTGGCAATCTGAAAAATATTTTATAGATATAGAAAATACAATTAGAGATAATTTAGAACCAACAGAGTCTATAAAAAATAAATTATTATCTGCTTATCCAGTTAGTAATTCAGTATCAATACATATTAGAAGGACGGATTATTTAGCACTTAGTACTATTCATCCTGTACAATCTATAAGTTATTATGAAGAAGCTTTAAGCCTAGTCAAATATAAAAATATACTTGTATTTTCAGATGATATAGATTGGTGTAAACAAAGCTTAAAATTTAAAAATATGATTTTTGTTGAAAATAATGATAATATAGAAGATATGTGGTTAATGTCTTTATGCGAACATAATATCATAGCTAATTCATCTTTTTCTTGGTGGGGAGCTTGGCTTAACAAGAACAAAAATAAAACAGTCATAGCTCCATCTAAATGGTTTGGTGAAGGATACTTTTGCGATGTAGATATAGTGCCGAATAACTGGATTAAATTATAAGGAAAATTTATGAAAAAATCAATAATATTTGGAATAACGGGACAAGATGGTAGTCACCTAGCAGATCTATTATTAGATAAGGGGTACGATGTAATCGGGGTTACTCGACGCTCTAGTGTAGATAATACCCAAAGAATAAAGCATATATTGAATCATTCTAGGTTCAGTCTAGTCGAGGGGGACATAACCGATTCTAGTAGTGTTTTAAATATTCTTCGTAATAACGAACATGTAGATGAAGTCTACAACCTCGCCGCTCAATCTCATGTGGGAACCTCATTCACTCAGCCTTCCCTGACTTGGGATATAACTGGCAAAGGGTGCTTAAATATATTGCAGACTATGGTAGATTTGGAGATGTTGGGCAGTAGGTTTTATCAAGCCTCCTCCAGCGAGATGTTTGGTAAAGCTTACGATATTGACAGGGATGGTACAAAATACCAAGATGAAAATACTAGATTTTTACCCCAATCCCCATACGCTGTAGCAAAGTGTGCTTCCCATTACGCCGTTGGTTTATATCGTCAGGCTTACGGAATACACGGTAGTTGTGGCATACTATTTAACCACGAAGGTCCAAGGCGCGGAGATAACTTCGTTACTAAAAAAGTAGTGAACTGGGTAGCTTCTTTCATAGATTGGATACATGATACTAATATTACTGATATGCAATACCTTCAATCTTTAGATAATGATATTGTATATAATGATGTGACCTTTCCTAAGTTGATGTTAGGTAATTTGGACGCTTATAGAGATTGGGGATATGCTGGAGATTACGTAGAAGCTATGTGGCTAATGTTACAGCAAGATGAACCAGATGATTACGTTATATGTACAGAAAATACCTATTCTATTCGTGACTTATTAGATGCCGCTTTTGGCTATTTTGGTATTTATGATTGGAGTAATTATGTTGGAATAGATCCTAAATTCTACAGACCGGCAGAGGTAGATTACTTAAGAGGCAGATCAACTAAGGCCAGAGCTAAACTGGGATGGAAACCAAAATATGACTTAAATAGTCTTATTAAGCTTATGATAGAAGAGAAAATTAATGAAAACTTACAGAATAATGCTCGACATATCAAATGTGTTTAGCAGAATAAGACATTTATTTCTTAAATCATATAATAGTCCATTTCCTACTATATTCGTAAATGCAGATGACCCAGACGATGCGTGTTTTGTAGTTTTAAACGATCTCATAAAAATTATCATGAAGCAAAATCCCTCAATAGAGATGAGAATAGCTTGTATAGAAATTAGAAGAAAATCCAGAATAGATAAAATATACGAATTATGAAAAGAAACTATGACGATCCAGCCTACGAAAGCTTCAGAAAATCTGTATTAAATAGAGATAAGAGAAAGTGTATGATGCCGGGATGCGGAAAAAAACTGTCTTTACAAGTACACCATATTAAAAAGTGGTCTAGAGCTAGTGCATTAAGATATGACGTTTCAAATGGTATAACATTATGTAGAAAGTGCCATGACTCAATAAAGGGTTATGAACACCAATACGAATCATTATTTAGGATTATAGTCGATGACGTATAAAGTTGCTCCACCATTCACTGTTATAAAAGATACCAGAGAGCAGGACGGCTATTTTTTTAGCGAGTTCAATACTTGCGCTGGAATGATAGATCAAAAGCTGGATACTGGTGATTATTCCATACTTGGAATGGAAGACAAAATATGTATAGAAAGAAAGGGTTGCGTTGAGGAACTAGCAGTTAATCTAGGACAAAAGAAACACGCATTCTTAGCTGAAGTAGAGCGAATGACTCCATTTCCTCATAAATTTATTGTCTTAGAATTTTCTTTAGAAGACCTCATCAAGTTCCCTGACGAAACAAGAATACCAGTTAAGAACAAGGGAGCTTTGAAGATTACTGGTAAATATATGTTAAAATGTTTGTTTGAATTTCAGCTATATAACAACGTTCAAATATTATTTTGTGGTAATAAATATAATGCTTTTCTTGCGGTCAGTAGTATATTAAAAAGAGTAAATGAAATGTACACAATAGGGAGGAAGAAATGATGGCTGAACCAGAACTATTGAAAGATTTTCATGACTATGGAGCTAATATTGCCACAAGGGAAATATTCCTTCACAATCATTATCACGCTGAAGATAACCAAAACCCCGGCGTTGAATATAGGATGTCTAATACCTTTATTAAAAACTTAAGGGCATTAGATATGAGAAGTAATGCTAACATTACTATACATTGCCACAGTATTGGCGGTGAGTGGACAGATGGCATGGCTATTTATGATGCTATACAGATGTGTAGATCATATGTGACAATTATCATTTATGGTCAGGCTGAGTCTATGAGTAGTATTTTTATGCAAGCGGCAGATTATCGCTATATGACTCCAAATGCCCACTTTATGTCTCATTATGGCTCAACTCTTATTGGTACAGATTATTTGAGTGCTATGAATCAAGCAGACTACGAAAGAAAAACTGCGGATACAATGTTTAATATTTATGCTGGAAGATGTGTCGAGGGCAAGTTCTTCTATGAAAAATTTGGAAAGAAGCCAAGCGTGAAACAAGTTCGCCAATATCTAATTAGGAAACTGAAATCTGGAGATTGGTATCTTAGTGCAGAGGAAGCTGTTTATTACGGTTTCGCTGATTCTATATTACGAAACTGGCATTTCACAGAATGAAAAAAGATAACCTCAAAATAATAGATGAGGCTTGGCTAGGTTTAGATGTCATTGAAGCTGACATTTTTAATCCTATGTCTATTCTCAATCCATCAGATGATGATTTTCATCTCAAGCTTTCTTGGCTAATGAGTAGATCCGAGTATTTGCCATTCTTATGCCACCAGATATTGAATATACAACTTCTGCCATCTCAGTCTCTTATTATCAACGAACTTTGGAATAGAAAGTTCCCAATGCTTGTTGGCAGTCGAGGTCTTGGTAAATCATTCCAGTTGTCGTTATATTCTATATTGAGGGCAATGTTAATGCCCAAGCGAAAGATTGTTATAGTTGGTGCTGCATTTAGACAATCCAAGGTTTTGTTTGAATACATGGAAACTATATGGCGTAATGCTCCCATGTTAAGAGATATGTGCGATGGGAATAGCGGCCCAACGCGAGATGTTGATAGATGTACAATGAGAATTAATGAAAGCGTTATAACATGTTTACCACTAGGTGACGGTCAAAAGATTAGAGGTCAACGTGCTAATGATATTATTGCAGACGAGTTTGCTTCTATTCCTAGGGATATATTTGAAAATGTAGTCGCGGGCTTTGCTGCTGTTAGTGCTGATCCTGTGCAAAATGTTAAGAGAATATCCGCAAAAAAGAAGGCGGCAGAGCTTGGAATAGAAATAGAAACTGAAGAAGAGAATACAGAGATAAAAGATAATCAAATTATTCTTTCTGGTACTGCTTATTATGATTTTAATCATTTTGCTACATATTGGAAAAAGTGGAAGGCTATTATAAAAAGCCGTGGTAATAGAGCTAAACTGACTGAAGTATTTGGTGGAGAACAACCCCCAGATACTTTTGATTGGCGTCAATATTCTATAATAAGAATGCCATACGAACTATTGCCAGTGGGTTTCATGGACGCTGATCAAGTAGCAAGGTCTAAGGCTACAGTACACGCTGGTATATATCAGATGGAATACGGGGCTTGCTTTACTAGAGACAGTCAGGGGTTCTTCAAAAGATCATTAATAGAGTCGTGTGTTGTTGGTAGTAATGATAACCCTGTCATGGACTCTAGAGGTGACATTATAAAGTTTGAAGCTTGTCTAATTGGCGATACAAATAAAAGATATGTTTTTGGCGTTGACCCCGCATCTGAAGTAGACAATTTTAGTATTGTAGTTCTAGAAATTAGTGGAGATCATAGAAAAATAGTTCATTGCTGGACCACAACGAGGCAAGAACACAAAGAAAAAGTGAAGAAGGGATATGCTAAAGAGTCAGATTTCTATGCATATTGTGCGAGAAAAATTAGAGATTTGATGAGACTCTTCCCATGTGTTCATATTGCTATGGATGCTCAAGGTGGCGGTGTTGCAATTATGGAATCACTACACGATAAAGATAAAATTAAAGATGATGAAATGCCTATCTGGCCTACAATTGATGACGATAAACCCAAAGATACAGACGGAGAAAGAGGGTTGCACATATTAGAAATGTGTCAATTTGCCAGATATGATTGGTTAGCAGAAGCTAATCACGGTATGAGAAAAGATTTTGAAGATAAGGTTCTGTTATTTCCATTCTTTGACTCTATAACACTTGGATTGTCAAATTCTGAAGATGGTTTAAAAAGCAGAATGTTTGACACTTTAGAAGAGTGCGTCATGGATATAGAAGAACTTAAGGATGAATTATCTATGATCCAGATGACCCAAACATCTAATGGTAGAGACAGGTGGGACACTCCAGAGGTTATAGTTGGAACTGGTAGAAAAAGTAAAATGAGAAAAGATAGATATTCTGCACTCTTAATGGCTAATATGGCTGGTAGAATAATACACAGGACTCCAACCCCAGAAACCTATCAGTTTTATGGCGGTTTTGCTACTGGTGGTCATGTTCCAGCAAAAGAAGACGAAAAGCTATATATTGGCCCCAGTTGGTTCTCTGATAACATGAAAGATGTGTATTAAAAAGTAGCATTCCGATTACATTCCAATTAAGGAAAAATTATGAGTGAAGAAGACATGATAACTTGGTCAGATGACAATTTTTCTAGCAAATCTAATGCTATGGAGAGGTTGTCCGACAATATCAACTCTTATTCTGGCTTAAATAAATCTACTGGTAGCGATGCTTATAGAACCTTTATAGACATTGAGCCAAATAGGTCAGTAAGACCCGGTTTTAATAAACTTGATTATTACGCATTTAGACAAACCGAGTCTGTACCCACTCAACAACGACGCATTATTAAGATGTGTATGGACGCTTACGATAAAGTTGGCATTATACGAAATATTATTGACTTGATGGGTGACTTTGGCAGTCAGGGTATAAGCATTGTACACCCTAATAAAACAGTTGAAAAATTTTACCAGCAATGGTTTAAGAGTGTAAATGGGAAAGAAAGATCAGAAAGATTCTTAAATAATCTTTATAAAACTGGCAATGTGATTATGTATCGCAGTTATGCCAATGTGACTCCAGAGCTTGAAAAGTACATGAAGTCTCTAGCAAAGGATATTAAGGTTGAAACTCCAAACATTAAGCAGAATCAGATTCCTTGGAGATATAACTTCTTTAGTCCTCTTAGTGTAGAGTTAAAAGATGGTAAGTTAGCACTGTTCATGGGTATCTCAAATTATACCTTGAGTGCTGGAACATTCTTAGATACTTTTCAGTCAGGCTCACTTCCCAACGATGTTCTTGATAGCTTGCCAACTGATATTAAGAAGGCATTGCTAAACAAAGAAAAAAGAATCCCACTTGATTCAGAAAGACTTTGCGTTTTTCACTATAAGAAAGATGATTGGCAGATGTGGGCAAATCCCATGATCTATGCTATCTTAGATGATATTATTATGTTAGAAAAAATGAGATTAGCAGATATGTCCGCTTTGGATGGTGCTATTTCTAATATTCGTTTATGGACACTTGGCAATCTTGAACATAAAATTTTACCAAACAAAACAGCTATTAACAAGTTGCGAGATATTCTAGCCAGTAATGTTGGTGGCGGCACGATGGAACTAGTTTGGGGGCCAGAACTATCCTTCAAAGAATCTAGCAGCGAAGTATACAAATTCCTTGGTTCTGAAAAATATACTTCGGTACTCAATAGTATATATGCTGGGTTGGGTGTTCCTCCAACATTAACTGGTATGGCTACTGGCGGTGGCGGCTTTACTAATAACTTCATTTCGCTCAAAACTCTAGTAGAAAGACTTCAGTATGGTAGAGATCAGTTAACTAGATTTTGGGAAAAAGAAATTGAAATGGTTAGACAGGCTATGGGTTTTAGATACAAAGCCTATATTCAGTTTGATCAAATGACCTTATCTGATGAAGCCGCAGAGAAAGCTCTTCTATTACAACTTGTGGATAGAGATATTATAAGTCAAGAAACTGTTCTTGAAAGATTTAAGGAGATTCCTCAGATCGAAAAGATTAGACTACAAAGAGAATTTGATGAGAGGCAGGGCGAAGATACTCCAGATAAAGCTGGACCATTCCATAACGCTAATCATAAAATGGATTTGGAAAAGATTGCCTTACAGTCAGGAAAAGTAAATCCACAAGACGTTGGTTTAAAAACAAGTGTACCAAAAGATATATTGATGCCAAAACCACCAGCACCCGGTGGTGGTCTTCCAAATGCCCCTAAACCTAGTAATCCAAATGGGCGACCGCTTTTTAAGCAAGATACCGGACCAAGAAAACAAAGGGTGGCAACTCCAAAAAAGAAACCGGGAGTAGCTGAGTTTGTATATTGGGCAGAAGAAAGCTGGAAAGAAATTTCAGACGTTCTTACTAATGCATATTTAAATTCTAAGTCTAAGAAGAACTTAAGGCAGCTAACAAAGTCAGAAGTAAAAGAACTTGAAAAATTTAAAGTAGATGTTCTTACTAATCTAGACATTATGTCTGAGGTAAATGCTACTTCAATAAGAGATATACTTAGTGAAAATAGAAAAACTCCTACAGCGTTTGCCAGCGTTCTACAAGAAGAAAGCATTAATCCAGAGTCAATGAATATAGACAAATACAGAATGCGCGTTATAAGTTTATATATCCAATCACAATTAGCAGAAATGGAAGAATAAAATGGCAGCTGCAAAATATGATTTTGATGTTGAACAGGGTTCTTCTTATAACTTGACATTCATTTATAAAAATAATGCAGGCACAGCAATTAATATTACTGATTGGTGCGCTAGGATTTTAATTACGACCAGTGATAATCAAACAATAACTTACACTTCTGGAAATTCTAATTCAGACTACCAAATGTCTATAGATGGAGTCAATGGTAAGATAACTCTTATGTTACCAGCTTCTACTACTAATAACTTTGCATTCAAAACAGCAAAATATGATTTTGAGTTAGAATCAAATGATATCTTCTATACTAACGGCGGTCGGTATACTACAAGAGTATTATTTGGCCTTATAACAATCATAAAAAGAAATAGCAAAAATTCTACCCAAATGGAGTGCTAAATGAGCAACTACACTATAGAAGTTACTGAAAATGTAGTTAATCTTGATGTTCTCAAAGATCATGATATTATCATAGAGATAAAATCTTCTGATAACTTTATTACATTTGACACTCCCAGTGGCTACCCTATATTATTTACTAGCGGAATTCTTCCCGTCAGTAGAGTTGGTAGTGGATACTTAATTGAAAATTTAACTAGTGGCAACACTATAGTTAGAACATTTGGTAATCAATCAATAAGTGGAATCAAATTATTTAATGATAATGTTATAATATCTGGCTATTTAGCAACTAGATCTGAAGCCTCAAATATTGGAGCTTCTCATTTTCCGGTATTTATATCTGATCCATCTACATTTGCCCGTAATATTCATACTAGAACACCTTCACAATTCAAATCAGACCTTGCTATAAATAATGTTCAAAACATTGCGTTAACTGGCGTAAATTTTTCTGCTGGTAGCGGCTTAATTGGTGGCGGTAATTTATCAGCTAATAGAAGCTTTGACATTGGACAGGGCGACGGTTTAGTTGTAAGTGCTGATAATATTGCTGTTGATTCTACCGTTGTAAGAACAACTGGTGAACAAACTCTCTCTGGCGGTAAAACTTTCAGTGGAACTGGAATAAAAATAACAACTGGTGCAATAGGAATAAATCGTAAAGATATTATTTTAAAAGGTAATACAGGAACATTATTTAATAATACTATAACTATTACTCCAACAAATAATCTTTATACTGATAGAGTTTACTATCTTCCAGAGGCTGGTGTTGATGCAGACTTTGTTATGACCGCTGGAAGTCAAATCATTACTGGACAAAAAACTTTTACTAGTACAGTTATATTTAATAGTGGCACTTTTCAATCTCTTAAACTTGGTGGTATTGATGTTTCTGTTAGCGGCCATACTCATACCTCCTCAAGCATAACTGATTTCAATAGTAGTGTTAGTGGATTATTACCAATAACATTATTAACCGCTGGTAGTGGTATTGGTATATCTGGCGTTGGTTCTAATTATACAATATCTACTACTGGAACATTTGGTTTAACTCAAACTCAAGTAGATTCTAGAGTAAATACTTTAACTAGTGGAATTTATGCTCCTCTCACTGGGGCTGTTTTTACTGGTATCATTAGTGGACCAAGTGGTAGTTTTACATCTTTAAAAGTATCTAATGTCGATGTTTCTGTTAGTGGACATACTCACAATATAGCTGATATTACGTCACTTCAAACAACTCTTGACAATAAACAACCTTCTGGAAATTACGCACTTAGTTCTCACACTCATGCGTCTAGCAATATTACAGATTTCAATAGTAGTGTAAGTGGGCTAGTGAATGGCATATATGCCCCATTAAGTAGTCCATCGTTCAGCGGAGTTCCATTAACTCCAACAGCAACTGCTGGAACTAATAGTACTCAAATTGCTAGTACAGCATTTGTTCGCACAGAAATAAGTAATTTAGTGGCTTCTGCTCCAACTGCACTAGATACTCTCAACGAATTAGCAACTGCTTTAGGTAATGATGCTAATTTCTCTACCACCGTCACAAATAATCTTGCTGGAAAAGCTAATCTAAGTGGTGCAACATTTACTGGAAGTATTAGTGGCCCCAGCGGAAACTTTACTTCACTAAAAGTTAACAATGTTGATGTTAGTGCTAATGGTCATACTCACACTATATCTGATATTACTAACCTCCAAACCGCGCTTGATGGAAAGCAACCCTCTGGTAATTATGCAGCAAGTTCCCACACTCATACTAGCTCTAATATAACAGATTTTAATTCTTCCGTTAGTGGTTTATTACCAGTTAAAAATATTCTTGCTGGTTATGATATTAATATTACTAATAATAGCGGCGTTTATACCGTTGCTTCTACAAACTTAGTTCACGTTGACAGTCAACAGCCTCAAGGATTTGTCAATAGAACTGATAGTAGAATTAGTGTTAGTGGTAACATATTTAGAATAGAACCCACAGGAAGTTCATATAGTTATTACAATAAAGGCATCAAAGTTGTTAAAACTAGTGGTGATAGTTTAACTATACCTAATCTTACTCAAATTAATTATATTCATTTTGATACTGTTAATAATCAAATATCAAATAAAACTACAAGCTTTGATTTTAGTAGTGATATTCCTATCGCATATGTAGCTTGGAACAGTGGAGTTGGTCCTAGTGGACAAATGACTTTTTTTGCTGAAGAACGTCACGGTATTGTGATGGATACTAGCACTCACAAGTGGATTCATAATACTTTTGGCTCACAATATGTTGGCGGTTTGAGCATTGGTAATTACTCTACTAGCGGAAATGGAAATAGCAATAGCGATGCTACAATAGCGATTGGTAATGGTACTCTTTATCAAGAAGATATTGAGATAAATATTACTAATAGTCCTAGCACTGATCCGTTCTGTCAAGAGTTAAGTCCGATTGCTCAAATTCCAGTTTATTATCACCAAGGAAACACTGGTCAGTGGGTTAAGAATACCGCCACAAATTATCCAGTAAAGTATGGAGTTAATGGTCCACAGTATAACTTATTAAGCGGTGGAACTTGGACAACTCCAGATGTTAGTCCCGGTGGAGCAACAAGATATTTCGCAGTATGGATTCTTGCAACTAATCAGATTGATGATCCTATAATTAGTATTATGGGTCAGAGAGTAGACAGCAATCCCGGCTCTGCTGAAAGTAATAACTCTTGGAGTGATGTTAATCTTACTAATCTTCCATTAAGCGAAGTTAAACCTCTTTATCGACTAATATTTGCTGGTGATAGTGATTTTACTAACACTCCAAAATGCTATTTATATAGTATTCTTGATATACGAGTATCTGTGATTAGTACTATTGCTGGAGTTTCTCAGAATGATCACGGCAGCTTATTCGGATTAGGTGATGATGATCACTCTCAATATTTACATGTTGATAATGCACGAACGGTTAATGCAATTCATAACTTCGTTAATGGATTAACCGTTAATGGTACTAGTGTAAGCGTTAGCGGCCATACTCATACATCATCAAATATTACTGATTTCAATAGTAGCGTAAGTGGACTACTACCGGTAGGGACTGCTAATTATTTAAGCAAGTTTGGAACTGGTGGTAGCGGACTAGGTAATAGTTTAATTTATGATAATGGTACTAATGTTGGTATTGGAACAAGTGTACCACAAGCGGGATACAAATTAGATGTTAATGGATCAGCAGTAATAAGAGGTAGTATTCTCACTAATGCTACAATTACAGAGTTTGGAAATTCTAGGTATCAGTTACATAGCGGAGCATCAACTAATCAAGTATCTTATGTTTGTAATGGAGGCGGAAGATTTGGTGTTGGTTTTACCGCACCTAGCGGTTTAGTAGCAATTAGTGGTGGAGTATCTATAGGATCAGCATATAATGTAACTTCTCCAACTAATGGTTTGATTGTAGAGGGAAACGTTGGTATTGGAACCACCACTCCAAGCGGAGCTTTGCATGTTGTTGGAGATACTTATATTGATAATAGTGCTAAACTCTATATTGTAGGAAGCGGAACATCAAAAACTAGAAATTTTATTTGGAGTGGTACTAACGGTAATCTAGAAATTAATGCTAATGGTCCTAGTGTAGTATTTTCTCCAGATGGTGGCTATGTTGATCTTGGAAGAACGGTATCTCAATATATTAATATAGGACATGGATATCTTAATGCGGGAGCAAATAATCAGCATGTAAGATTCACTCCCGGCGGCGTTGAACTAATGAGGATGACTAATTCTGGTACTATTGGTATTGGAACAACAAGCCCACTTGGCACATGCAGATTAACTATTGCTGGTTCTGGATCAACAAGTGCTAGTTCAGCACTTAATGTGGTCAATAGTGGAAACAGCCCATTATTATTTGTTAGAAACGATGGTAATGTTGGTATAGGTAATAATAATCCATCCTATCGCTTAGATGTTACTGGTAGCGGTAGATTTATAGGAACTGGATCTTCTTTAATTTTGAATGCCGATGGAAATGTCGCTGGATCTCCATCAATAGAAGCCACAAGCACATATTCAGATATAAACATTAAGGTTGGTGGTCAAAATATTTTTAGAGGTTTAGATGGCTGGACAGGAACATGGGCTGACTCTGTTGCAACCACATATTTTCAAGTTGGTCGAGCCGCTGGTAATACAATATTTACATCTTTAGTGGGAAATAACTTTAATAGATTAGCATTTGCTTCATCAAAAACACTATTTACTAATTCTACATCTAGCATAGCAATACCATCTGGCTACTTCAATATAGTTAGAAATTCTAATAGTTTGTTCAATGTGATGGATGATGGTAAAGTTGGCATTGGAACTCAAACTCCAAGTGCTCAACTACACGTTATAGGTAGTGGAGTAATTAGTAGTGGATTAATTGTCAATGGTAATCTTACTTTTGATAGTTTCACAGAAAGCGTTGTGGCTATTGGAAATAGTAGCACATCTCAAACAATAAGCTTAACTAGTGGAACTGTTCAAACATGCACACTAACTGGTAATTGTACATTTACCATGCCAACAGCAACTGCTGGCAAGAGTTTTAGTTTGTTTCTTAATAGTGGCTCTGGAAATTATACTGCCACTTTTACTGGAGTAAGATGGGCCGATAGTGCCATTCCAACAGCAACAATTACCGCTAGTAAAGTTGATATATATAGTTTTATTAGTGATGGAACCTATTGGTACGGCAGCTTCTCTCAAAACTATGGGTGATAAATGTTTAGTATAAGACAAAATACATTCCAAAGATCAACACGACTTCCTAAAAAAAGTCAATTATTGACTATGGATGTTATTTATAAAGGTCAGCCGTTTGTAGAAGTTGTTGCAACTAATAGTGATGCACTTAGTCTTGATATTATAAAGCAGGCCCAACCCTTCATTCCCGCATTCGATAATACCAAAAAATCATCTCAGTTAATATTAAGTGGTAATAATCATCCAGATGTTCAGCTATGGCTAAATAATGTTCAAGCCAATGGTGGAAGTGCTAGTGCTGGAACAATTACGGCTTTAAACACTTTTTGCAATAGCATAGATAGTGCTGGGTTGAGGAGCAAATTTTATAGACTTAATTTATTTTGTGGAGATAATTTAAATTCTGCACTAGTGCCAATATATTTATCTACAAATTGGTTATCTCCATCCTATGGTTTTGGCAAAGACATTAACTACAATTTTGTTAGTGGAGATTATTCAGAAACTGGCAGTAATGCTGGATTAACTTCTAGTGGAGCTGATCCCACCCAGCAAAATGTTGGAACTAAGTATTTAGATACTGGATTTTCTCCTTCTATGGTTGGAGCTATTGGTTCACTAATAGATAATTTACATATAGCAGCTACTGTTTCCACAACAGCAATATCTGCGGCTGGACAAACTATAGTTTATTCTACATCTTCATATGTTGATGTATGGATATTATCAATTCAATTACTAAGCGGATATGCCAATGTAAGATCCACAATAACCCAGAATGGTATAAATGCTCAATTAAGTCCACTGTCAACAGGTCTAGTATCTCCAGCGACTCATTTAATTAATTCTAGATTAACAACAACAGATTCTAGAGTCTATCAAGGTGGATCACAGATTGGAAGTACTAACACCACACCAGTTACTGCCACCTTAACGCGATTTACTCCAACATTTTTGCTATTTAGACAAAGTGCTGGATATTATAGTAATCTACGATTAAGTGACTATTCATTGGGACAAGGATTGACAATATCAGAAGCTTCATCATACAACAGTATATTACAAACATTTAAAAATTCATTAAATAGGACTTGATATGCCAACATTCTTTTTAGACAGTGAAAATGGTGATGATAACTTTAGTGGAACTAGCTTTGCTCTTTTGGCTAGTGGTACAGACGGAGCTTTAGCTGCTGGATCTAGTAACGTTTTTGGCATATTAACATCAGCAAGCGCAAATTTTCCAAATAATAATACTATAGCTCCTACCAAAAATCTTGCTTGGTATAGTAATTGTTTGTATCTTAACGGCGGATTAACAGCAGCAAAAATTGGTAAAGAATCCATAGCTGGTCCAAGTGGAATTGATGCTACCGTTTATAAATTGTCAGAAGCCGCTCCACTCACAAATAATATGAGATTTTGGCAAGCAACAAGTTTGTATACTCCATGGAATACTGGAAGTCAGTATACTATCTCTGTTTATGTTAAAGCTGCGGAAAAAATTAAGGTATTATTGAGACTTGCTAGTGATTCTAAAACCGCTAGATATAATCTTAGCACAGGAGTTGTTGAAGCCACAGGTGCTGATCCTTCTGTGTCTTCTAACATAGTAAATGCTGGCAATGGATGGTATAGATTATTATTAACAGCAAATACTAGCGGAAGTATTGGTTCTTTGGCCGCAGATACTTTAGAAATAGCTCTACTTCCAAGTTCATCTACCGCTTTAAATTTGGCTGGCTATGAAGGAAATGATGTTGATGGTGTTTATATCTGTGGCCTTCAGATAGAAGCAGGATCATCTGCTACGTCATACGAAAAACCTCCAGAACAACTTTTAAATATATTCAATGGTACTAATTATACTCCACTTAATATAACACAAAGAATAGATTCTACTAATTTAAGAGTAGTAATAGTAAATGGTGCGGGTCTTAACGTTTCTACTCAAACTAATAGACAATATTATATTGGAGGAAGATGCAAAACATTCACAACTGTTACTAATGCTAATGGTATTGCGCCAGCAAAATTAATACCCGGTGACACAGTTAGAATTATGGGAAGTCCAGCACCAACTATAGTTGGAAGTGGAACATGGTCAACCCTTAGCGGTAGAGTTGGAGCAGGAACTAGCAATGTGGTTACTGCCACAAATGCTAGCCCCATAAGAGTAACTTGTGCTAGCACAATGGCTTCTTTGGGTATAGGTGACGGAGATACAGTTTTAGTTAATCTCGTTACTTCAACTGGTGGAAATACTAATGCTAATGGAGTGTGGACAGTTTCAAATGTCAGTGGCAGCAGTTGCGATCTTGTGGGATCTAGTGGTAATTTTAATCAAACAGCTAGTAATGGTATCTTAAGAAAGATGACTCATAGGGTTGTTACATTAAATAGTGCTGTTACAGCAAATATAGCTAGTTGTGGCAATAGAGGAACAGCATCTAATCCAAGAACAGTATGGACAGCTGCTACTAATGTCACAACTTCGTTATCTACTATAGATGTTGCTGCTGGAGATTCTAAAGAAGGAGACTGTTCTGATAGTATTGCTATTGGGGCAGCATTTGTCACCGGTAAGGCCGCATACAAATCAACGGGAACCCTTAATCTAAGCGGCTATCAACAGCTTAGTTTTTATATTAAACAAACTGCTGGTACTTCAACTGTAAATGGCGATATTAGTCTACGATTATGCTCTGATGCAACTGGAGATACTACAGTACATACATTTAATATTCCAGCAATAGTTGTTAACAATAACTGGATTCCTTTTACAATTGATCTTGGATCATCGATGAGTAGTACCATTAATAGTATTGCTTTATATGTTGACACTGATCGTGGCGCACAGACATTTTTACTTAGTAATATAATTGCTTGCAAAGCTCCATCCTTACCAGATAGTTTAAATCTTCAATCTTTGATTAGCAAAAATACTACTGATGAGTTATGGTATCCTATTATGAGCATTAACGGAACTAGAGTAATGATTGGTCAAGGGGCCAATCTTGGTATCAATACTTCAAGTACCACACATAGAGGAGGTTATTATGGAGTTACAGAAAATGTTACTACATATAAACGAGAAAGTATAAAAACTCCAATATTAAATACCGTTTCAACTGTTAATCAAAGTTTTGCCGAAGGTGGATTTGTCGGAAATTATATTAATTATGAATTTGGATGGGATAGAACCAACATGAGTGTTCAAAATCTTGATACATTCTATGATGGTCTTAACGGTTTTGGATATTGTTTTGCTTCCAGTAATTTCAATTATATACGAATAAACAAATTAGGAATGGTAAGATATCAAAGACCACTGAGACTAGCCGGATGTGCTTTTGGCAATCATGGAACAATAGAATCCGTTGGTTCTTCTGAATATTCTTTTGATATTACTGGCGGTACTAGTGAAAATATATTTGACGTTTTAAAGAGTTCTAGCTCGTCTTCGCAGGGACTTGCATTGAGTTTTGGTTGTAATGGAAATATATTTAACAAATTTATAGGTACTAATCATGCTAATAATTCAATATTTATGACTCAGGGTTGTGGATATAATAGATTTAATTATATATTGTCAGCACATAATAATTATAGTATTTTTATAGATGGTGGTTCTAATAATACTTTCATAAATGGTAACTTTATTCAAAATGCTGGTGACGCAGTAAGATACTATGTTGCAGATAATGAAAATTATGTTAACTGTACAACCACTAACAATGGAAGTACCTATGGAATGTATTTATTTAATGGCGAAATATTCTTAAAAAATTGCACTATAAATGACAGTTTAGAATTCGGTTGTTATACTTGGGGAAATAGTAGAATATATAGTTCTAATCATGATAATACTAGCGGCAATTATTTAATAACAACAGATGCCGGAATTATACGCGCACAAACAAATGTTAGAAAAACTAATTCTGGATACTCATGGAGTTTGGCCCCAACAAGCACTACTTTTAGAGGATCTTTTTATCCATTAGATTTTAAGATAGCTACAGTAGCAGTTAATGCAAACGCTTTGGTTACAATAAAAGCATGGATGAGAAGAAATAATGATTTGCTAAACTTGGGACTAAGAATTAAGGGTGGACAAATAGCTGGCGTTCCTAATGATATTACAAGTTATGTGACATCAACTTTGGACACTTGGCAGCAAGTTACTCTAACTTTTACTCCTACCGAAGTTGGAGTAGTAGACATATCAGCAGAATGTTGGGGTGGTTCATCTTATACTGGATACGTAGACGATCTCACTATAATACAAGCATAGGTGAAATATGAATTATACTATTACCGAAGTCTTTCTTGATCCCGCGAATAAATATAGGGCGAGAGTTGCTATTGATGAAAATTCAACTCAATTTTTCAAATTTGATCATTATCCAACTCAAGAAGAAGTTAACGAAGTTGTTATAAACTACATATCAAGCATAAATAATGGAGAAATAATATGAGTATTTTAGATGGTAACGTTCAGCCAAACCTAGCAGAACAGTCCGCTAAACAAATCATTAATCAAGCCCGTCAGACTTTTCATCAAATAACTGACTCTTTTAATGATGGTACGGTCTTATTTTGGAGCAATCCTTATGGATTAAAACCATCAGAAATTGCTGAAGCCCTTGGACCAAACGCCGTGGAAGTATTTAAATTACACTATGCTTTAGGCCAATTTATTGCTAGTATAAAGCCCGAAGCAATATATAATTCATTATCTTTAGTTGGTCAATTTACTATGAATGAAGATGGAACTGTAACAGTTATCGATAATGATAACCTCCCGCCGGTTACTCCTCAAGATTTTAATGCCTCACTAACTGGTGATCGTTAAGTAATCAATTTAATATGTTTATACGATTTTTGTGTATATTATCTTGAGAGACACCAAGGAAAAAATATGAAGATATATGCACAAGAAATAGCTGACGGAGTATCAGAACGTATCAAAAGTGATACGACTGTAGCTTATTGTTCGCAAGCTGTGTTAACAACCGAAACAAATTCAATTAAGCGATTGATTGATAAAGTAAAGGCTTCTAGCAATCCTAATCAAATTGATCTTTACTATATCAAATCAATTCTTGTTTCTACTGGGTGGAATAAAAACGACGATGTTTTCGATCCGCAGCAAACTTGGGCGGCTCGTAGTACCCCAGAAGATAAACAATTCAACTTAATGCATAATGAAAATGACATCATAGGACATATCACTGGAAGTTATGTTGTTGATCAAGATGGCAATAAAATCGGCGCAACTGAAAATGATGACGCCCCATCTCAGTTCGATATCGTAACCGAAGCTGTAATTTATAACAGCTGGACTAATCCAGAGAACAGAGAGAGGATGAGTAAGATTATATCAGAGATAGAGCAAGGCAAGTGGTTCGTTTCGATGGAATGTTTATTCGCCGGTTTTGATTACTCCGTTAAAGACACCTCTGGTCAAACCAAGGTTATAGCACGAAGTGAAGACTCGGCATTTTTAACAAAACATCTTAGAGCATACGGTGGAACCGGAGAATACGAAGGCTATCAAATTGGTAGATTATTGAGAGATATTTCTTTTTCTGGTAAGGGTTTAGTATCCAGACCAGCAAATCCTAGAAGTATAATTCTTGATTCTAGCAAGGCTTTCTCTGTTAATGAAGAACAAACTATTTCCAATGTTTCAGAAGGAGAAGTTAATATGTCAGAAAACATCGAAGAGAAGCAGCTAGATACTGCCCCAGTGGTAGAAGAAGCTGTACAAGTTGTAGCTGTAGCCGAAGAAGTCAAGGTTGAAAATAATACTTCAGAATTAGAGGCCGCTTTAGCTGCTAAAGATACTGAAATTCAAGCTTATGCTTCAAAGGTAACAACATTAGAAGAGACTATTGCTAACTTACAAAAAGATTTAGCAGCAGTGAACAAGGATATGGAAGAAATGAAGAAAAAGGAAAAAGATCGTAGCCGTAAAGAAAAATTAGTTATGGCCGGTTTTGAAGATGCAGAAGCCGACGAATCGCTCTCGCTATATGACGCATTAAGTGACGAAGCTTTTGAAGCTGTTGTTGCTGCAATGAAGAAGAAGTGGGGAGCAATGAAGGACAAGATGATGAAAGAAGATAAAGAAGAAAAGAAGGAAATGGCTTCAGAAGTCGCTGCTACAGAAGAAAAGACTGAAGTAGCAGAAGAGTCAACTGCTCAACTTTTTGAAGAAGTTAAATCAACAGAAGCCACTCTCGTAGATGCTTCTGATGAAGGTGAAGAAATAGAGGCCACAAGAGCTAGTGTGGCAGAGTGGCTAACAAACAACGTTTTACGTAATAAGTGATAAAAGGAGAAAAACTATGGCCCTAAAAGCAGATAGATATGAGCTTCAAACTGATATCAGTTTCTTCTACAATGCCGGGACAGCAACTCGCGGCGGTGTAGTATGTCATGATACAGCTGGTTCGGGTGCAGCTATGGATCAAGGTGTTAACCTTGTTAAGTATGCTACATCAGGCGTTCCAGTTGGCGTTTTATTAAATGATGTAGTAAATAAGGATCTAACCCGTACTCATCTTAATCAGTATAAGGATGAAGTTCAGAAGGGTGGTAAGGTTACAGTACTCCGCAAGGGTTATGTTGTAACTAACAGCGTCACTGGAACACCTAGTGCCGGTGCAACAGCTTATCGCTGCACAGTAACTGCTGGAAATTTCAGCACAGTTGCTAGCGGCAATGCTGTTGGTGGATTCATGACCAGCAAAGATGCTGACGGTTATGCCAAAGTCGAAGTAAACCTTCCCTGACTAATATAAACAAGGAGAATTAAACATGCCAATAACAGAAAGACCCAGCGATGATTTTATCGCTCTCCTACGTAAGTCAGGGGATGCCGATATCAATGTGGCTATGGCCGCTCAACGTGAGTTTGCCAAAGCACTAGAACTCCCACTCCGTAAGGGCGTTTTAGTCGGTAATGTACTCGGTAATATTTTCGAAACCATCAATGTAGAAGCCGGTTCAACAACCGAATTCCCTCTTGATCTTATCTCCCCCGGCCTTGAAGGTGAGCATGTTGCTTACACCAATCCCGGTCACGGTAGAATTCCAGAGCGTTCGGTCGAAGGCGACTACGTGATGATTCCCACCTACACAATCGCTTCATCGGTTGACTATCTTCTTCGCTTTGCCCGCGAAGCCAGATGGGATATCGTTGGTCGTGCAATGCAGGTGATGGAAGCCGGTTTCACCAAGAAGATGAACGATGACGGCTGGCACACTCTTCTCGCCGCTGGCGTTGATCGTAACATCCTCGTCTATGATGCTGATGCAACAGCTGGTCTATTCTCAAAGAGATTAGTATCACTTATGCAGACAGTTATGCGTAGAAACTCGGGTGGTAACTCGGCATCAGTTGGTCGTGGCCGTCTAACCGATATGTATCTATCGCCAGAAGCTTTAGAAGACATTCGTAACTGGGGTCTAGATCAAGTTGATGATGTTACTCGTCGTGAAATCTATAATGCTGATCCAGCTGCGGCTGTTATCACCAGAATCTTTGGCGTTAACCTACATGACCTAGACGAACTAGGCGAAGGTCAACAGTACCAGAGCTTCTTTTCAACTGACCTCGGCGGTGCATTAGCAACAGGCGGTGACGTTGAACTCGTAGTTGGTCTTGATCAGTCGAGTAATGATAGCTTTGTAATGCCCGTTAAGCAGCAGCTACAGGTATTCGAAGATCCAACCCTACATCGTCAGCAACGCGCTGGCTATTACGGCTGGGCTGAACTCGGCTTTGGTGTTCTAGATAATCGTAGAGTGATCCTTGGCTCATTCTAATCTAGATATCTAAAGATATCGGTCGCAATCAAGCCATCCTCAAGCGATTGGGGGTGGCTTTTTTGTGTATAATAACTTAGATAACGTTATCCAAGGATATGAATAGGAGAAAAATATGGCCGCACTATCGGATTATCTTGAGTCTGGATTATTGAGTCACATATTTAGAGATACAGCTTTCCCCAGACCTTCTACCATAGCAATTGCCTTAACTAGCGGTGTTCCACTTGATTCCGACACTGGGTTAACA